ATTGGACTATTATCAACCATGAAGCAGGGCGACTATGAAAAAATGCTAGAAGTTGGTGAATTGAAAATCAAGTTTAGACCTCTTGTATACAAAGAGATGAATGAAAACGGGGTTGGTCAATTTGAAATTCAAAAAGTTTTTGCTGGATTGGAAAATCTACCAGATGACGAACGCATTGCAAAGACACAACTTGCTGTAGTAGAAATAACTGAAGTTACAATGAAAATTTTAGCAAAAACTATTGACTATATACAAATTCCTGATCAGAGAATTACTGAAAAAGAATATATTTTAGACTTTTTGCATAACTGTGATAAGAACTTGTATACTCAAATACGTGATTATCATCAAAAAATTAAAGAAGCTACTGATCTAAAGCCGCTAGATGTAAAGTGCATTCACTGTCAGCATGAGTATCTACAACCATTCATATTAAACGCATCTGATTTTTTCGGATAAGGCTTCTACAACTTGATCACGAGGGTGTCAAGAAGCTGATAGATGGTATGGAAGAAGAATGTCTAGATATCAAAAAATCTGCATTTAGCTTATCGTGGTACATGCGAGGTGGTGTAACCTATGAGGATGTACTAAACATGTCCTCTGAGGAAAGAAAACTGATTAATGAATTGATTGAATCTAACTTGGAAACAACTAAGAAAACACAATTGCCATTCTTCTAATCATATCCGTAATTACTCATTTATTAATTCATCTTGGGTTTCTTATTAAAGATGAACTTCGTTCATCTAAGAACTCACTTCGTTCGTTCTTATTCTTTACGGTATAGTATTGTTAGTAACAATATTTGATTGGGAGTATATTGCCGATTAGAAGCCATGGTAGTGCAAATTTGCACCACCAATGAAAAAGGTATGCTTGCCATGACCGTCATCCAGTGTTATCTATTCTCCAATTAGTCGCCTATTTCTGACACTAACTGCTACCGGTTGCTCTGTAAAGTATTATGAGACTGTAGTGAAGCTAACAACACAAGTTGTTTCTTCCGCAACGCACATTCTATGAAATCAAGATAAAGTATTCATAGACTTGTTGAAGGTTCGCTTTGCCGATTGCCTTCTCGGTATATCCATAGCTATTGCTAACTATGTTTACTCCAGATCCGTCAGCACAGCACTATCTGTACAAACTCAAGGAGGACTCACAAACTGAGCCGTCTAATTTTTATATTAAGTATTAATTGTTAAAAGGGAATTTTTATCTGACTTGGTGTCTGTTATATTTGAATATTGTTTTAATAAATTGGTATTGTGTAAGAAGAAACTGTCAAATTCAAAAATCATCCAGTCTCCATGTTTTTGAGATGTGTAATAAGTGAAATTATCAGCAACCCATGTTAATTTGCTTTGTACAGCAATATAGCGACCTTTACGATTAAACTTCATAAACAGAATATTTAAATCATCTGGATCAGCCACGTCCATAAGTTGTCCAATCCATGCATCTACTACTTTACATTCCCCTGTAAGTAATAAATGAAAGGGAAAATCAGCATAAAATTTGCACTCAACATTCATTTTAGTAAATGATTGTCCTGGCACAATATCACCCTTGAACGAACGAATCTGTCCTTCGTGTAATACTTCTGTTCTGTGTTGATTCTTCCCGCCCACATAAGCACCTGATCCAGGAGCACGAATGAAACTTTCACCATACTTATCGGATAAGTATTTAGCGATTTCTCGTTCAAAACCGGAACCTTTATTTTTCTGTGGACTTGACATAGACATATACTTATGCTTGTTTTCTAGCATGAAACTTTATTCTTTTAGAGAATGAAATTTAAATTACAATAAAGAATAATTTCATCAACACATGTATTTTTTCCAGTACTTAAGCAAAAATTCATTGATTGAGTAACATCATTTAAATCAATACCGTTACCGGTCCAACTAGCCCTACTCCTACTTAATGGAGTATCTAACCGATCTAAGGTTAACAATGTTGTTTTGAATGGAACAGAATTTGATTTGAATGCCTGCGTACCTTGCTTACTAGCATGAAGTAGTGCAGCTTTTGAAATTCTATATGTTTCAAATCTTGGTTCAGGGGTAACTATATTTTTTTCACCTGATGATCCTATATTAAAAATATATCCAAATTTATTAGCTTTTTTCCAAGCATCATATATTGCAATGTATAAGTTTGTCTGAGCATAGTTAGCCCAAGATTCTTGGGGAGGCCCGTCAAATGCATTGTTTATAAAAATATCGTAATCTAAACTTTTTTCAGCTATGCGATTCTCGTCTATAGTTATATCAAATCCATTGGCTCTGCTAATTGAATCTGCATTGAACTTCTCGGTTAAATACAAACCCAAGCCCTTATTCCCACCTGTAATTAATGTTTTCATCTAATAGACCCTCCCTGGTCCCATACTTTTGATAGCTTGCTGCCGCATGACATTGCACATTCAAACAATCTATTTTCATTAGTCCAGCTTGCAACTAAATCTTCCCAAAAAGGATTTAAAAATATATCTGTTAACGTATGATAGTTTATGTTCAAATTATCAAATCCATACTTTTCTAAAAATGTTCGTACTTGATTCTTTTCGTCTATCGTACTCAGGACATTTGCTCCCGGTAAAGAATTGTCCCTAAATCTAGCATCATACAAATTATGATTTAATAAATTACAAGGTAATACCAGCCCATCAGCATTTATTGCAACTTTTTTACCAATGCCTGCTAGTGCATCACACTTGATTGGAGTTGTGTCAAAGTATATCTTCATTTCTTTATATTTTTTTTTCAAATTAGGTAAAAGTTTCATACTTTTATTCTTGTAAGTGTCGTTGGTAGGTACTTCTAAGTAGTAATCTAATTTGTTTTCTTTTTTGTAAACGGGCCAATGATCCATTTCTTCAATAGTATTATGATTAAAAAATCTTCCTGTATTTCTAACCAATATATTATAAAATCCTAAAGTTTTACTTAACTCTTTGGCTTCTTCAACTTGGTGTTCATTGTGTTTGAACACAATATAATTCCATTGAGCCCTACCACCAGCATCAATATAACTTTTAGCATTCTCTATTACTTTGTGATACTTTACGTTTTTACGATACAGATGTAGCGTATCTTCTAATCCATCTATGCCAAAATCAATTTGTCCATAGCCATTCATTATCTCGGCAATCTCTCTCCAATATTCTTTTTCATGCACTCCACCATTAGTATGAACATAAAGCCAAAGTGTAGGATTCTTACTTCTAAAATCTTTCAATATATCTAAGAAATTAGGATGCATTATTGGATCACCATAACTTCCGCAAAAGAATATCTGTCTTAATCTACTGCATAATTCAATATCAAATGCTTTATCTATTGTTTCTCTGGATAGATGCACTAAGGGTAAGTATGGATTTATACCATAACCATTTAGATTACGCGGACATTGAGGACAGCTAGCATTACAATAGGTTGTAATCTCTATTTGATATTCATCAATTTCATTGTAATCAAATATTCTCATTCTATATCCACCGATGTATTATAACTTGTAAATCCTGCTTCCTTGACAACTTTCAATACATTTGGAACTCTACCGGCTAATTCTTCTCTATGAGATACTAACCAAATAGATTTGTGTCTACGACGGCTCATGTCTTTAAGAATTGCTAGTGCATTTTCAACACCCATTGTATCTAAACCACTGTCAATTAATTCATCAATAAACAATGTATTGATTGGGCTATATAGGTTCTCCCAAACATCACGGAATGCAAAACTCAATCCTAAAATCAAGCGATTGCGTTCACCGCGACTTAAATTATCAAAGTCAAGTTCACGTCCTAATTCTGTAATTTCAACTTGTAAATCATTCTTAAATATAACTTGATGCGGCAACCCAATCTTATCTAGGTAATGTGTTAATCTACTATTCAAATATGATAGATTTTGATCGATGATTTTTTTACGAACAAAACTATCTTTACTAGTTAGAATATCAAGCAAGAACTTTTGATGTTCCATAGTTCGTGTCAACTGATTAATCTTGTTAAAGTTAATCTCTTGCAATGCTTGGTTTTCCATCTCAACAATCTGTTCATTATATGGATCAACTTCTTCACTTTTTCGTTCAATATCTTTAATTATATTAGCAACTTTGCTACGATGTTCAATAGCCTGTGATTCAGTATCATAATAAGTTTCCGGATGTCGCCCCAATTCAATCACAGTATATTCTGCTAATTGTTCAGCAAATGGATTAGTTTCTAGTTTTTTATCTTCCCAAACTTTTTTCAAGTTACTTAAATCGCTACTATGACGAATTGCTTCAGCTTCAGTTTTATACAATGTAGTGGGTTGTGGTCCTAATTCTTTGACCAATGCTTGATTACTAGCTAAACTGTTTTCTAATTCAGTAACTTGTGCAACACTATTAGCCAACAATTCTTGTTTGTCGGTTAATACTTTAGTATGACCCTCATCATGGAAGTCTTGCCCACAAGCATAGCAAGTATGTTCTTCTAATGACCGAACCTCTTTTTCAAGTTTAGAAATTAATTTTTTTTCTTTTTCTATACTTTTGGTTTGGGTATTAATCGTACTAGTAAGAGTATCTTGAATGATAGATTCACGTAACCACTCGTTCAGTTTAACCCATGCTTCAAGTTCACTTTCAATATTATGGCGATTCTTATCTAAATAGATTTTATCGGCAGCAGCTACATCACTATCATGCTTTTGTTGCCACACTAAAGAACGAGCAACCAATGAATTATAAGCATCCTGTTGTTTTTTCTTTTCGTTCCAGACTGACAAATCTCTATGAGCTTGTAATTCACTATCAATATCAATGGTAATCAAACGTTGATAATCAATCGCAAGTTTTTCTAAATCTTCATCGTGCTTCATTTTCCACAATTTTTGTCTACGTTTAGTAGATTCAATTTGTTCTTTTACACGCTTATTAGCCTCTTCAATCGCTTTTACGTTAAATTCTTCTTGTTGGATATTATCTTTACTATCTTTGACCATTACCTTGATGACTTCTGCTTTTTCACTAAGCAAAGTGATGCCCAATAGTTGTTCAATTATATCACGTTGTTCATTGTTTTTTAATGCAAGAAACGGTTCAGAGTATGTATTGAGTGCTACTATATGTTTAAACATATCACTACTCATATGTATTACTTTTTCAATAGCAACTTGTGTTTCTTTGTTCTCACCCTGAGCATCATCATTACCCTTTTGTAAATCATTATTCACATAGAACCGTAGGATGTTTGGCTTACGACCCCGCTCAATCTTATAATCAATACCATTAACATTAAAATCTAATGTTACCATCATGTTTTTACCATTGGTACGATTAACTAGATTATCTTTACGAATGCTATTAATGGGAACACCAAACAATGCATAACTCAATGCTTGAATTAATGACGTTTTTCCTGTACCATTACGAGCACCATCACCACCTAAATCTAGATTTTCACCTAGAATAAGTGTTAGTTCTTGTCTATCAAAGTTTACTGCTTGAGTTACCAAGCCAATAGATAAAAAGTTTCGTAGTGTAATATTTTTAATTGTTATTGACATAGTTTTTAATTAGTTTGTCTTTCTATAGAAGCATGTTAAGATTTAATCATAATGGAGTATCTTTTAACCACTGATTAGTAAATTGAGTTAAGTTATTTTGTTTAGTACAAGTATCTTTACATATAGGATAACAATTTACGGTGTTCCAAGTTTTTTTGATATCTTCAAATTTGTCTAATGTATTATACGATTCTTGTCCTAACCAACAACATTTATAAAGTTTGCCGGTAGCAGATATATATAAACTTTTTTCTTTATCAGCAAAACATTCAATTGATCCCTCTGCTACGGTAGTTCTTTTCCAATTTATGGGTGGAGCAAGCCAGTCTACAGTGGGGATGCGCTTACTTACTTTAGCACGAAAATGAGTAAATTTCATTTGTCTTGCTAGTTCTTCGGCTTCATCAACTTGATGTTCATTATGAGCATATACAAGCATATCCCATTGTGCTTTGCCACCGGCTTCTATAAATGAAGTTGAATTATTTATTATCTTATCCCAATCGGCATTAACTCTATATATGTGATTAGTGTCTTTTAATCCATCAATACTAAAAAGTATATAATCTCCATCTCTATTGAAAATTTTCTCTCCTAAATATTTCCAATAGTCACTATTTCGTAGACTACCACTAGTATTCATTCCCAACTGAATCGTTGGATTAATTAATCTAAAATATTCATATATTTCTATTGAATGCATAGCAGCTGCCGGATCTCCTAGAAGACCACACATAAACATTTTATCTAAATTTCGTATAACATTTTCATCAATTAAAGTTTTTATTTGTTCTACTGATAAATGGTCTTTACTTTTTTTATTAAATGTTTTATCTGTCTCACGCAAACACGACGGACATGCTAGATTACAAACGTTAGTTGGTTCTAGGTGTAAAACTTTAATTTCACTCATAGATTATTATAAATTTCTAATAAGATTCGTTTATCAAAGTTGGTACTTTCAATACTATTAATTTGATCAACAATGATTTGATCAACTGATTCAAATTTTAAATCACCCTTGCCCTCTTGTTCAACTTGATCTACTTTCATTGGAATCAATGCCATTTCTCTTAGTTTGTGTTCTGGAATAAATGTCTCACGCAAGAAATTAGCCTCTTCATAGCTAATATCAATGTCAAGATGTACTCTAACATGACTATCAATCAATAGCAAACCCTCTGGGTTTTCTAAGATATCACTAAGTTTATGCACACGATATATAGGTTGTCTTGGCCAGCTATGAAAAACGGGTTCATTGCCCCAGTCTAATATCATCATGCCCCTTGCATCGTCACCTGCATCTGAATAGTTATGTGGGAAAGCATTACCGATATACCATACGTTAGAACGACTTTGACGTTTATGAAAATGTCCACTAAAGACTTTTTCAAATCCTTTCATATGGTCAGTATTAATCTCACCATGATCGGGCATCTCTATCATTGCATTCATATAAAAATGAGGCAACTCAAAATGACCAAACATATATTTGCCACTTAATTTTTGAACCTTTTTGTAGTCATCTTGTACTAACCAAGGTGCAATTGCTACATCACCTTCACTAAAGAAATCATTGACAATTTGAACATTTGGTAAATGTTTAGCCCACTCTACAGAGTGAATGTCTCTGCGGTCACGATAATACAGGTCATGATTACCCGGGATAAAGTATACTTTATCAAAGTTATCATTTAGTTTTTCTAGTGACTGCAATCCAAATTGCAATGTGTGTATGTTGATACTTGCTCTGTGATGATTGTAATCACCCAAGAAAAAACAAGTTTCACATCCCTCACTTTTGGCTTTAGCAATAAACCAATCAACAAAGTTTACACAGTCTTGATTGTGTTGTAAACTATTTGACTTCAATCCAAAATGCACGTCGGTAAAAACTGCTGCCTTCTTAAATAAATTCATTCATCGTCCTTAAGTTTGTATCCATTATAAAATTCGCCGTTTTTTGATTTTTCTCGAATAGTACTCATCCATTGACCTGTTTGTCTTTGGAACTCACTGATACTAGTATACACTTCTACTTCTCCGGAGTCACGCAATAAGGTAACCTTCTTAGATGTTTTTTCAGCACCTTTTAATCCGTTCTGTATTCTATATTTTTTTGCTAGTTCTGGATTTTCTTTTTGCCATTGTTTTATTCCAGCACTATGTTTTTCTTTTGCCCCGGTTATTGAATCATAATATCCTTTTAAGGTAGCTGATCTGTTCTTGCTGGCATCATCTGTGTGACAGTGCCTAATCATTTCTTGCCGTTCTTCAAAAGTAGTACCTTCCCATTTTTTCTTGTTGAACAATTTCCATTTTTCACCCAATGCTTCTCTAATGATGGCTACTTCTTCATCAGTAAACATAGTTAAATCATTGTTCAATCCATCACCACCTGGTGTGCTATTAAGACCATTCTTATAAGAATTGTATTGACTAATATATTTTATTTCTGCTAATGCAAGTTGAGATATAGAATCAAACCCAGTGTCAATTACTTCATACACACAATTATTAGGTCCATAATGATTAATAGCTTTGTGTAATTTTCCTTTAGGATCAGTGATCGATTCCTTACAGTGTGTTTTCCAACGAGATTTTTTATACTCAGGTTTTGTGTCTAACCCAATATATACTTCCCCTAAAGGAACAACAGTGATTTTGTAAATGAACATTTTATAGCCCTAAATGAATGATATACTTATTTATCATTTAGGGTTAAAATATTAATTATTCTTCGTATGTGACTGACACGCCACCGGAACCTTGACGAGACCAACTTGGATTTAGCCCATTAATTTCTAAAATATCATCACGTATATTTTGGCTACGCTTTTCGGTATTCAATACTCGGCAAAAACTATTTGTGATAGCAGCAGTGTAGTAAGCGAATGGGTTAGCAGACTTTACCTCATTGAATCTTAACCCTACATAGGTTAATTGAAGAATAGCACTGTTTTGCATTTCGTCACGGTAAGTGTAACCTCGCCAGTTATATTTCATGGAATATTTTTCACACATCATAATATACATGCGGGCTAGTTTATTTGTAATTTGACCGTGGTCTTTGCTGAATGTTCCTGTATCTAAGTCACCGTTCCAATGACTTTTTCCCACACAATATATTGTATTGTTCATGTCAATTTTATAATGTTGGAATGGGGGAAAATTAACTTTGACATGAACCATGTCGTCAACTTCTGCTTTTGTGGTTACGTCTTCTAAATCAGCAAAAATCTCATCAGGATCGATTTCTTCAAATTCAAATATTTCTTTTGCTGTTTTCTTTTTGACAGTTTTGCGAGGAACTTTTGCTGCTACCGGAACATGTTCCCAAGTCATAATTCTAAAAACTAAATCAGTAATTGGAATAGATAATGGGTCAACTGAATCTTTTACCCCTGCTTCTAAACTCAAGCGTGTGGCTCTTGTTTCTCTGGCCTGCTGAATAGTTTCTGGTTTAAAAGTATATTCAAAACTTTCTTCTAGTGTAGATTGGGGCATGTCTACTATAAAGTCATACCGATGATATTCGGGTTTTGTAAAATAGCAATATGCGGTTTTACTTTCGTGTATTTCTTTTAAAATATCTTTGTTATTAAGATAATTTACGGGTTTGCGTGGTGCGGGAAGTAGTGACATGGTTCTCCTGTATATACTTATGTTAATGAATATTATAGCATACTGGTTGCAGAAAAGCAACAGTTTTTTGCAGAAAAGGTAAAAAAGATGCTTTTTATTTATCTAAATATTTTATTTCAAATGTTGATATTTTGAAATGCTAAATACATATAAGGATAAGATTAATATGACAACCGCAGTTAGTACGGCAGAAATATGGGCTAAAGTCGCAGCAGAACAATCTGCTGCGTTAGTGGTAGCAAAGAAAGCACTAGTTCAAGCTACTGCTAATGCTGCCGCTGCAGCCAGAAACTTTAATACTTCTCAGCAAGCATTGGCTAATGCATATGCAACAGGAGCATCACCGGCTCAAATTGCAGGTTAAATGCAAACACAGCTGCCTTAGCTAATCAGCAAATAGTAGCAAATAGTCAAGTAAATAATGCGGCTCAAACTGTACAAACTACACAGGCATCGCTAACTGAAGCAAACCAAAAAGTTGCAGCCAATACACAAGCAGAACAAACATCAATAGACCAACCAGCTGGCCCGGTTACCCCTGTACCGGCAGCTATTACCGAAGATGCCCCTCTACCCACCGTAGAAAATCCTGCACCAGCGGCTACAGCACCTAATTTAGCACAAATTGCTGCAACAACAGATCAAGCCGCACAAGATAAAAAACTTCCCGAAGAACCTAATTTAGCACAAATTGCTGCAACAACAGACCAAGCTGCACAAGATAAAAAACTTCCTGATGAACCTAATTTAGCACAAATTGCTGCAACAACAGACCAAGCTGCACAAGATAAAAAACTTCCTGATGAACCTGCGGTGTCTACTGCCCAACAACTGCTCAATGATACAGGGAAAATAGAATTAGAAAACGCCACAAACTACGGTCTAACAAAAGCAAAAGAAAATACTAACTCACAAGCAACTCAACAGGATATCTCCGCTTTTGCAGCCAAAGAAGATTGGCGTGTAAGATTAAGTTTATCTCCCGGAGCTACTTATTTGTATAGAGCTACACCACCGGGTATATTAGAACCATTAGTAGCAACCGATGGAGTAATTTTTCCTTATACACCAGCAGTATCAGTTAACTATATTGCAAATTATGACCCCACAGAATTGACTCATAATAACTATAAATATTTTACCTATAGGGGAAGTGCAGTTGACACAGTAACTATCACGTGCGACTTTACTGCACAGGATACTTTTGAGGCAAATTACTTATTAGCAGTAATTCACTTTTTCAGATCAGTTACCAAAATGTTCTATGGACAAGATCCTGGACCTAAACCCGGTACCCCTCCTCCGTTGTGTTATCTAAGTGGTTTAGGTGCATTTCAATTTGATGCACATCCACTAGCAATAACTGGATTTACATATGCACTACCCACTGACGTAGACTACATACGAGCCGGCGGCTCAAGCTCACTAGCAGGAGCTAGTCAAGAATCGGGTGTAGCAAAACTAAAGCCGGGAGGGAACGCTAGTGTGCAACGAATGAGCGGCAACAATGGAATTGGACCTGGTGCAATTGCAGCACCGCCGGTGTTTGCAACCACTACTGCTGGTAAAACCCCAACATATGTTCCTACTAAAATAAGTATAACAATAACAGCAGCACCGATTGTTACCCGAAATGACATTAGTAATAAGTTTAGTTTAAAAGAATATGCCACTGGTGCATTATTAAGAGGCACTCAACGTGCCGGTGGAGGAATTTGGTAATGGCAGCTAATAATTTATATCCAGCAAGTAGCCCCTATTATAATACTGGAATAGTCAATAACACCTTTTTAGACGTTATGATCAATAGACAAATACCACTTGAACCCTCTGATATATACTGGCAAATAACTTCAGTATATGCATTTAGACCTGACACATTGGCATATGATTTATATAGTGATAGTAGATTGTGGTGGGTTTTTGCAAGTAGAAATCCAAATAGATTAAAAGATCCATATTTTGATTTCATTGAAGGCGTTGGTATCTACTTGCCCAAGTTAGATGCATTAAAACAAGTATTGGGAATTTAAATGGCAATTCACGATGAAGTATATATAGCTTCCGGCGGGGCGAATGATGATAAACAAAATCCACCAAATCAATTTCTTGACCCGTCGCAGCTTGGTCAAGCTAGAATAGAGGCGCTAGCAACTCCAACCACAGCCGCTGCCCGCCCCGGTCCTACTTCCAACTCTGCACCCGGCAAGCGACTACAAAATCCCCTAGGAAACTTTAGCAATTATACGTATCAAATATCATTATACATGATAACACCTACTGCTTATAATGACTTTATATTATCAGGTAGAAAAGATATTACATCTTTTCAAACACCCGCTGATCCAAATAAAGGCGTTTTTTTGGTTGCACAAAGTGGTGGTATTAATAATTCTACTTCTAAACGTGCCTCTGGTTTTGAGTTAGATTATTATATAGATAATTTAAAAATTCTCTCAAATATCAGTGGTAAAACAACTCAAACATCAACTGGCATTGAAGAAATAACTTTTGATATTATTGAACCATATGGATTCTCTTTTTTATCAAATTTAAAAAAAGCATTAGATGCTCTTAATGCTGGTTCAACAGCTTCGGCTAGTCCGACTTCTTCAGCTAGCTCGGTTTCTTCAGCCACCGGTCAAAATGCACGGGATGATTTATTAGCTAGCCAAGGAACGCCGGTTACCGGTCAAAATGCACGGGATGATTTATTAGCTAGCCAAGGAACACCCGCGCCAACAGCCGGATCAAATACAACTCCTTCAAACTCAAACAAAGTAGAAAATCCACAAAGACAATTTTTTATATTAGGTATCAGATTTCAAGGATACGACAAAGATGGCAACTTAATAAGTTCTAAGGATGAAATAGGATATAACGGTGATCCAGCTGGTAATGCTAATGGAGTTTAT